AGCACTTTTTTGTTTACCAGATAAATATGCAGAAATATCAGATCCATTTTTTATCCCAGCCCAATCAGCTGCCTCTTGAAAAGAATTAAAAATTTGACCTGTTTCAACGCATTGAACTTTTTTACCCAAATTTTTTCTTATTTTATTTATATAATCTTTAGTTTTATGACTTTCACTTAAATGTTTTTTATGTTCATCAGAAAACTTCTTATTTTTCTTTGACTTACTGATATTTTCTCTATGCTCTTCTGATAAAGAAATCCCTTTTCTGAAACTTTTTCTTCCTTTATTTGCTATGGAAATTTTTTCTCTAGTTTCTTCAGAAACTAAATGCCCCATATTAGCTTTGCTTATTTTTTCCTTAGTTTCTTCACTTAATTTTTTATTGTTTCCTCCAAAAGAAATATTATATCCATATTTTTTATCTGTTGAATTATATTGTTCAATGTAATATTCTTCCCAATAGTTTGCTTCCTCTAACGTTAAATTATTTTTAAGAATTTCGTGTTCAAAATTATTCCATCCATATTTTTGGATAGCTGAATAAAAATAGGACTGTCTTTCATATCCCTTTCCATGATTCCATCTATATTCAGGTTTTTGACAAGTTTGACCAATATAAACTTTATTGTTTATTTTATTTTTATGAATATAAATACAATAAATATTAGCCATCTTATTCTCCTTTTATCTCTTTTCTATAATTATTATACTACAAAATTTTTCTTTTGTCAAGTTATAGTAATATTCAAAGATTCAACTATTTTCTTTAAATGTTCTGTTGCTACATTAGAAGCCTCTTCTTCTGCGGCATCTGCAGTTTCTTTTAACTGAGAATCTTTAATAAAAATATTTTTTATTGTATTTTCTAAAGATTCATTATTCCCGTTTTCAACAAAATTCTCTAATGAAACTAGTATTTCTCCTAATGTTTTTCTAATTAAACTTGTCGTAACTAAAGAAGGAGCGCTGCCAAAATATTTTATTTGCTGAGTTAAATAATCCCCACCTTTTGTAGATGCTGCTGTATTACTTCTAATTTCATCAAACATATTACTAATCTCTGTGTCTGTTGGTAAAGGAGGAGGTTGTCTATTTTTTCCACCCCTTGCTACTATAAATCTTCTATATACTTCATAAGCATTACCTTTATTCCTATCTTTTGAATTAGTTGATTGTAAAGTATATCTTCTAATAGCAGAATATACAGTAGAAGCATCTTTTACAGCCGTAGAAACAGTATTTACAGAATCTTGTAAACTTTCTCTTAATCCTTTTTTATTTGTCATTCTTAGTTTAAATAAATTATCTATTTTACTTCTTGTATTATATTCAACATGAGTATATTCAAGTAATTCTCCCATTGTTAATTGTTTTTCATATAGAGTGCCTTTATACTCTAAACCAATTTGATAAGTAATAGTTTCATTTGTAAAAAAACTACGAATTTCATCCATTAAAATATAACCTGTTTTTAATAAATTTTCTATCTCCGTATCAGAATAAGATAATTTCTTAAACAAAGCATAGCTTATAGTAGTATCAGTAGCATTTACTTCTCTATATTGTTCAATAATTGGTCTTGATATTGCTTCTAAATTAGTATAAAATAATTCTAACTGATTTAAATATTTCTTTAAATTATCTATAACTTTTTGTAAAGATTGTCTAGTTAATTCTGGTGTTGGCGCGGCGGCAGCTTCAGCTAAAGCGTTTAAAATAATTTCTACATTATTATTCATATAGACCACCTCTTGTATAACGAAAAATAGGGAGAGTAATAATTTTACTCTCCCTTATAAAATTCTTAATTAGTCTACTACCTCATCTAAAGATGCTTGAGCAGATGTATCTGTAGCAGTCTGAGTAGCTGTGTGTTCATGAGTATCCATTACAGTATAACCCTTATCTTCACTTTCATCTACATCATTAACAACCTGTAATACACAAAGAACTTTCTTTGTTTTATCAAAGAGAGTGTATCCCGGGAATGCATCCATCGTGAATGTAAATGTAGAAGGATCTCCAGTAGAAGCCATTGTGAATGTGAAATTAGACTGAATCTTAACATTCGGGAATGTAAGATTGGCAGGAAGATCAACACCATCACTTTGACGTCTGAATAACGTATCAGCTTCTACATAGTAGTAACCAGCAAAGTGTTCAGCATCAATCTGCATCTCATCAACATTAGCTTGAGTTTTAAGAATGTAATAATCTACAAATACAGAATCACCAGATTTAACTCCTGCATCTGTAAGAGTAATTACATTATCTTTAACTGTAACTTTATCAGTATCAATAACAGATGAAATAGAACCATCATCTTCTGTTAAAGCTACAAAAGTAAATCCTTCATCTTCACAAACTTTTTCATTTTTAGCTAAAGCATCAGAAAGATCGATAGTGAATTCATCATTAGCTTCACTTACAGTAGTATAAGTAGTGGTATGGAAATGAATAAGCTTATCTGTAGATTTACTATTAGTTCCAAATAAACCTGCACCAGAAAGGATAGAGAATCCTAATGGTGATAAAAGGGCATCTTCAACTGTAAAAGTAAGAGTTTTCTCACCTTCCCAGCCTATAAGTCTTGTATTACCACGTCCGCCTTGTGCATATACTGTAGTAGCAGCACCTTCAACAGTAGAGGTTTTTGCGGTATCAATATAAAGAACTGGCTGACCTTTTTTGAAGTTCTTATTACCAATTCTAACATCAGACTTAGCCTTAAATACGATATTCGCGCACTCGCGTACACCAAATTTCATATATTTTTCCTCCTTAAAAATTTTTACATTATTTAAGATTAAGATTTTGAATGAATATCTTTCATCCAATTATCTGCTTCTTCTTCAATTTTGCCTCCAGCCAATTTTGTTTGTAAGTTTATATCAAACTTTTGTTTTAGCTCAAAGCGTTCAAATTCATCAAATAATTGATAAACAGTATATTGTAATAAATTATTACAATCTTTAGATTGCCCAACCGCTAATATAGAAATATACCTACTAAATATAGAGATTTTCTGCTCACCTTTAGTTTCAGCAGCTTTTGCTCGTCCTTTCTTTAGCTTTTCTGCAATCTTTCTAGCTTGCTCTCCTTGCGGATTATAGTTTTGATCACCCATATCCCGCTTATTTAAACAAAACATTTGAATCAAAATTTCTTTGAATTTTTCAAAATTTCGATTATCAATAAAATGTGTTTCTTCTCCATCTTGTGATAAAGCAATTTGATTCTTTGTAAAATTTACCTTATAAGTAGGAAAAATAAGAGTTAAAACCATTATCGCAGATATTCTGCTTTGTTGCATTGCTAGATTTTTTTTATCTCTCATTATTGACATAAATACTTCAAAATTAGTTTTATCTCCTAAACTGGTTTTGTCCTCAACGCTTAAAATATCTTTAGAAAAATTTAATAGTTCGCATCCAATAAAAAATGCCTCTTCTCCTATATAAGCAATTTCTTTTATGGTAGGTTGATGTATAGTTACTTGAGCCTCTTGAAAAGGAATATCATTTCCAGATAGCAAGAGAAGTTCGCCTAACATCATTCAACTCCGGGTATTTTGTCATCACTACCATGAACTGCTCTATAGGTTAAAGTATATCCAGATAAATTTTCATCTAAGATAAGTTCATTACATCCCGCAAATTGAAAAGTTCCTATACCAGATAATTTAGTATTATTTAAAATACCATCAATATATCCGCATATTTTTAAAGGTCTCAATCTATAATTGCCCATATCCCAATAGTCAGTGTGGCATATAACATCAAAGGATACAATACAATCGCGAAATTGCGTATTTGAATTATTAGGAATAAAATTATCAAAACTAATAATGATATAAGATTTAATTTCTTCATGCTCTGGTATACGAATTTTTGGCTCTAATTTAATATAGCCATCTTCTCTTAGCTTCCCCAAAGTCATGTTTTTAATTTTTTCTTGATAAACAGGGTTATCTAAATTATCTAAACAATCTTTAGTATTTATGACTAATAAGCGTTTTAATTCATCACTATAAGGTCTACTCTCAATAAAAAGTTTTCTTAAAATAGATTCAATGTCTTTTTCACAAGATAGAAATGATGAATTTATTTTATACGGTGTGGCTAAATTTCTAACCATCCTTTTATCTCCTTTTATCTCTTATAAAGATTTAATTGTAACTGGCAACGTATAAATCTCTCCATCTACTATATAACTAAGATCAAACTCTCCACTTTTTCCAACAACTATTTCAAGAGTAATAGTAGTATCATTGGAATCTATAATTTTGGCTTTTTTATTGCTAACATTCCATTTACCGCCTTCCGCATTTTTAATTTCATAAGAAACTATATCATAAGGCTGAACTGTATCAT